TTTTTGTTTTATACAAAATTATGTTGCGTGTGATTCTGATAATCGTTTAAGAATGAAATCCCTTTTCTGAAGTATTTTTTTTGCTCTGGAAACCTGCCCTTTTTTCTCGAGTTTTCTTGCATAGATATCGAGTTCGTTAGAGTCTTTTTTTAGTCTTTCGATCTGAGCATATACCATGTGAGATATTTTCCTGTAAAAAAAGAGCATACACGAATGTGTACACTCTGAGTTGTGTTGTTGAAATATATACAGAATGTTGTTATTCTTAGTCTTTAAGTAGACCAGGAAACGCCTCCTGTATTAGAGATCTGGTTATACCTTTCGGTGGTTTCTTATTGATCATATTAACAACCAATTTAGCATCTTCTGGATGCACACCTTCTAGTAAACCGATAAAAATTGCTTCACGTTTAAAAGCAGGAAGTTTATCACCCTTTGCTCCTTTTACAAACCAAACGAATTGTTTGTATTCTCTTACAAGATTAGATGGTGCATTATGTGGTTCTGATTCGGTATAAGGTGGTGAACCTCCGGGAAGATTCCAAATTACTGTAGAATCTAAAGAACCACGAATGATATCTTTTACTGCCCAATTCATATTACTTTTTAGGAATTTGATCTTTTCCTCTTTTTTCTTTTTCTTCGATGCTTCTTCGAAGATTTCAAAAACATACTTTGCCATCAGTTTATAAATTCCTCCACTGATTCAATCAACATTTTCATATTTTTATTTATAAGATATGGAAATACTAAACCTTTGTTGTTCCACTGATCTTGAGAATTAAATTCATCAAGGATCTTTTGTTTGAGTCTATCTGGTGTTTCAGATAAATCAATCAACTTTTTATTCCTTTGATAATTACGATACCAATCAGAATTTGTATTATCTATATCAGCAAGAATCGCTTCTTTCTTTTTCTTAGAAAGAGGAGTTTGCCTACGACCTTCAACCAAACAGTCATCATCTGATAATACATTCGGTACACCATCACCAGAATCTCCTTTGAGGATTTTCTCAATAAGACCAAGTTTCGGTGTATCTTCTTTGTACTCTTTTTTGAGCAAAGGTGAATACTGACGAACATTATCATATTTCTGAAGTTGTAGGAAATCTTTATCAGAAGAGATAATCATGACTTCTTCGTATTGACCAAACTCTTGAGTGTTAGCAGCAAGAGTGCCGATGATATCATCTGCTTCACATTCGTCTACATGTAGAACCTTGTAGGGAAAGTTTTCACGAATCTCATCCTTGACTTTATGGATAATACGAAATGCTTCTTGCCAATCAAAGTCAGATTCTTCACGAGACTTCTTACGATTTGCTTTGTATTGAGGATAATACCCACGACGCCAGTTATTAGCACCGTCACAAGCAAGAACTATTTCACCAAAGTCTTTTTTGTATTTCACCCGATATTGGCGAATACTGTTTAAGATCATATGTCGAAGTAAATCTTCTTCATTTATTTTATTGATCACTACAGTGGCGATAGCAATACCTGTATAGTCAACGATAATCATTTTTCACTCCATATTTTTCTAATCTTATCCTGATCACTCATAAAGGTGTCTTCACAATAATCAGATTGACGTTTCCAAAAAGTCATCTTTCGTTCACATATTTCAAGTTCTTTACTTGCTTGAATTTTTTCAAGCGGTCTGTCACTCTTATTCAAAATAAATTTCAAATAAAAGTAATTCTCGAGATGCTTATAAAGTTGAAGATTCGGGTCAAAGTTACTGGGGATAAATGTTCCCTTAAACTTTGAATTTTCATCATAACAAAAAAACATAATAACTCCTCTTTCATTTTGAGGTATTATTATATCATATATTTTTTAAAAAGTAAAGCTATTTCTTCACATGACGTGAATGTATTTTACAACCGATGAATTCGTTATAATATTCATCGGTTAAAAGGACATCACGTTCAAACTGAAGTTTCGCTTCAAAGTATGACATAATGCCTTTAGTCTCGCACAGACGTAGGATCTCTCGTTTGTAGTTGTCTTGCCCTTTTGATTCGACAAGTTGTTGAACTTCTTTGCTTGACCCATAGTAGTCTCGCCAGTCTGATTCAACTCTCGTTCGTACTCTTCGAGATCTTTTTGAATTTTTAGGTAATGTCTTTGGGCGCCAGAAGTTCTTTTTACCGATATACTTCTTACCTGTATCCAATTCTGTGATGATGTAGACAAACCCCTGATATTCTTCAGGGGTTTCATTGTATTCTTTATTTTCATATAACCACATGTATTATATATTGGGATTAGATATGTCTTCTATGTCAGCACGTCTACCGCAACATGGACAGAACTCTGGTTTTTCTCCATCGTCAACCAGCACAATCGTTACTGATTCGCACTCTTCGCATTCGATTCGGTATTCGTTTTCCACTTTGTTCTAATATCTCCGTTTTTCGTTGATCGTCACAGTAAAACCATTCTCTTATTTCTTCAGAAGAACGACCACAACCTTCGCAGTGGTCGTCCTCAATTTTGCAAACCCTTATACAAGGAGAAGGTATGCTAGAAATCGATTTCACAAGCACCGCCAGCACATGCTGCTGCACCCATGGTATCTACATCGGTAAATACCTGTTCAGTCAAATCACTTTCCCAATCAACTGGTTTTAGACTTTTTTGAATCTTATTCCATTTATGTAGTAGATATGCATCTTTCAAACAATATTCAGTTTTCTTCATATCACCGTCTAAATAGTTTTCAGCAAACCGTTCGAATCTACGAACCCAATCTTTCTTTGCAGAGTTTTCTGATGATTCAAGAGATAAGTTTTCACCCATACCTTGTGCAGTTGAACATGCGATCCACAGATTATCAAATACTTTCATGGCATCTACAACCATACCTGAAGCAAAGATTGCTCCCTGATCATACTTTGCAACCATTTCATCTGCAGTGATAACACTAGTGTTTGGTGCTTGGTTATAATCTTTATCGCCAGAAGCACCGAGGAAAGAAATACCTGAGAACGAATAACGATTTTCATAGACATATTTTTCTACATCATCCCAGTCATCTACGATGATTGTATTTGATACGTTGTGCCGTACACCCTCATCTGCACAGAGTTCTTCGTTAGTGCCTTCCACTACCCAATATTTTTGTGCTTTCTTTACAAGTTCTAGATGCTTTACACCATACAATTCATCCTTAAACATTGAACCATATTTCGGTACAATAGGGAATGAAATGACGACATCTGTACCATTAGCAGACCAAACTGATTCTTCAACCATAAATGGATTCGAACGAATAATTGCCTGAGTAATTTCAGATTCTTTATTCATCTGGATATTACGGATGTACATAGGGCTATGCTCGGCATGTATACCGGAAGCAGTTTGAAGTAGTACGGAAGCATTGCCACTGGGCTTAACACAAGTAGTCCGAGCAGCAGGATTGATACCAATAATTGCGGAGACTTCTTTATTAACCTTTTTAACAATGTTAGCACCTTTCTTAAGAATTTTAGAGTCAAACAGGATTTCTGGATTATTCATCCATCCTGTGATTGAAACTCCAAGCAATGCTTCACGGTCAAAGATCTTTTTAGATGTGTCTGAAATAAATTTAAAATCAGTATATCCCGCTTGAAGAGTTCCGAGGATAGACGCTGCTCGGCATGCCTTATAGAAGTCTTCCTCGGAAACACATTTCCCACCATTGATCTCAGTCAGGTTACAACCTTGCCAACCTGATTCCCCTTCATACTGCGGAAACATACCGATTTCAACGCATGGGTTAGTTGTGTGTTCCTTTGATGTAGTAAAGTAAAATCCTGGTTCACCAAAAGACTTTACTGAGTCCATGATCTTAGCAAACATTTCAGGCGTCGCTTCATCACGGACGATGACTGCACTGTTATTTGAACGACCACGTTGTGGATTATCCATAAACCAATTGCCTGTCTTCGCATTCATCATCTCATCATCTTCAGGCGAGAACAGGCAAATAGTCGCAGAACGGCGAACGCCGCCAGAAAGAACAGCATCTGCCGCATGCATACAAATATCGTACACAGTAATCGGATGAAGTGATACAGGTTCTTTAGCATCCATCACTAATCCCTGTAACATATGTTCAATCTTATCTAATGATTTCCGCAATCCTTCTGGGCCAGGCGCTTTGAATCCACCAGAAATCTTAGCACCCTTTGGGCGAATTTGTGATAGGTCAAAGAATACTCTACGACCTTCATAATCAGGATGTTTTCCACCACCTACAAAATAAGATGACATCAACACGTCAAGTGCAGATGCCCAACCTTCAATAGAATCTTCTACGACATAACCTTTTGC